CAGAACAAAGATTTGAATTATAAATTTTCATTCCTTTTTCCTGATAAACTTCAGGTGCTTTTTTATTCATTGTATCTGAGAACATGATATATGGATATCCAATCTCACCTCTACGCTGAATTACTTTAGCCCAAATTGCTCGCTTAGCTTTGTCACCAGCAATCATTTCTTCCATAAATTGGTCTGTAACTGTTACAGCATGTGTCAAATCCTGGATAGGAAACCCTTCTGTACCAATTTCCAAAAACTCCATAATGTCTGGGTGTTCTACTGGAAGATAAGGTGAGAATCTACCTCTACGAGTTGACCCCTGAGAAATGTTATCAACAACACTTTGAAACAAATTCATAAAATGTACAGCTCCTGGAGCATGCCCATTATCTGTGATTTCAGCCCCTCTACCACGAATATTACCAAAATAGCCTGAAGTACCACCACCCATTTTACTCATTTCTCCAACTTCTGCTTGAGTATAAAGAATTGATTCAATGTTGTCGCCCACGTTTGAAACAAAACAGCTTACTGGTAAGCCTCTCTTTTTTCCGAAGTTAGCCCATACAGGTGAAGATAGTGAATACCATCCTTTACCCATATATTCGTAAAATTTATCAGCAAAACCATCAATACCAAGGAGCTTTTCTGCATGGTTTGCAATAGTTCTGATACGTTCAAGCGGTTCTTCTCCCTCGCTAAGATATCCTCTGCGAAGAAATGTAATTGACTCGTCATTAATCCAGTCAAAGGGTTCTCTATTTTCCATATTATTATTGTTGTTGTTTAATTAAAATAAATCGTTAAGTGTAATTGACTTTGACTTTTTGCTGTAGTTGATGCTGCGCTTGTTAAAAAAGTCAGTGTGTTTTGTTGTAAGAATCTCATCATCAAACCACTCTGTTGTTTCCAAAAGTTTTACATTCACTTCAAATACATTGTCTATACCAATAGCATTTAAAGATAGGTTAAAACGGTGTTTAATAAATTCAATTGTCTGCTCTTTTGTTAAGAAATCTAAATCTCCCTTTTCAAAAATCCAATCCACGATTTCTGATTCAGCGTAGAATGCATCCTTAGTTGCTTCGATTAAATCATCAACCAATTCTGGTGTCCACCAACTTGGGTTTTCTTTTTTGATAAGATTGACAATATCAAACCCAAATTCAGCGTGAATGTTTTCTTCTTTAGAAGTTGCTTCAACAGCATTACTCATTCCTTTCAAAACATTTTTGTGTTTGTTGAAGGACATAATAACCAAAAATTGAGAGAACAAGGACACGTTCTCAACAAACATTGAAAACAATACAACAGATTCAAAGTAGTCTTGGTTATCAATAGCTTTAGTATTGGAAATCGCTTTTTCCAAATACTTAATTCTACGACGAATTGCCGGAACTTCCAAAAGATTTTCAAATTCACTATTCAAACCTAACAGTTGTATAAGATGTGAATATGCATCAGCATGACGAACTTCAGACTCTGCGAAGGTAGCCCCAACGTTTCCAATCTCGGGTTTGGGTAATTTTTTGTAGATGTCACCCCAGAATGTTTTTACCGCAATCTCAATTTGTGAAATCGCCAACATTGCACGTTGTACCGCTGATTGTTCTTTTTCACTCAAGTGAACTTTAAAGTCTTGAATGTCCGAGGTGAAATTGAACTCGGTGTGAACCCAGTAAGAGTGTCTGATAGCATCAACGTATTCAACCAAGTTTGGATACTCGTAAGGTTTCAAATTAACTCGCTTGATGAATATATTTGGTTGATGCTTCGAGCGATAAATAATATATTCTTTAGCCACGTAGTTCAAGCCATTATCCATTAGTTTGTTCTCCACCATATCATGAATTTCATCAACATGAGGGACACTAATCTTATTGTTTCTAAAAATACCTTTCTTTGTTATTCTTGCAATCTTTTCAGCCATCTCCCGGTCGACTTTACCAACCGATTGCATAGCTTTTAAGATAGCATTCATTATTTTATCTTCCTCGAAAGGTACTTTATCACCACTTCGTTTAATAACGTAACGTAGCTCATTAGAGGGTGAATTGTCTGTTGTATTCATTGTTTTTAATTTTGGTTTTATAATGGCATATAAAATTACGTATTCGGATTAGACCAAATTATTTGGTTGCTCCCTCTGTCTTCTCTTTTCCATCAACTCTTTAACTCGGTCACTTTTCTTTTGTTCTTGTTGTTCTTCAAACCCTAGGAAAGTGACAGAAGATTCCGTGTCAATGATAATAAGTTCATTGTCAAACTTACAATTCTCGAATACCACACCATCTTGTCCAAGACGAGATTTGGTGATTGCTATTGTTGCCAACTTCATTTCTTTTTGTTGAAGTGTTTTAGCAACTGATATGATTACGTGACCAACTTGAGCCTTTTTAATGGAACCACCCATTTGGTCTGTTGTTACAACCTCAGAGGAAATCGATGAACGATTACCTTGTGTGGCAGTCCAACCTGCAATTCCTAGCTCGTGACACATAGCTTCAAAGTGACGCATAACAGAACCTTCTGCTTTCCACTCATCATTTTTTGTGTTGTCTGGAACCACACAATCAATATAATCCAAAGTTATCATATCAATTTTAGTTCCATCCGCAATCATTTTGCGTACTTGGTTTTTGATTTGAGACATGGTCATGGTGTCTGAAGGTAATTTTTTCAGAATCAATTTGTTTTCCATAGTATTCTGAATTTCCTTTACCTTGTCCATAACCTCGTCTTTCCTCATAGACAAGTTATCCGGTTCAATACCCGTCCAAATTGTGAAGTGCTTACGTTGAATAATCTTTGGGTTGTCCTCAAAGAAAATCTGTAAAACATTGTAACCCATACTAAATGCTGTATTCGCAATTTTAGTCATGAGAGTTGTTTTACCAACTCCTGTTGGTGCTAATACAACACCGATTTCACCTTTGGCTAATCCACCTTTCAGCAGTCTGTCAATACCATCAATTCCCATTGGAATTGGGTGTCGATAGTCATCGTTCAAAACATCATCAAGACCATTAAATACATCTAATATACCTGTCTCTCTTTCCCCTACCTGTAAGGCTTCTCGAACCATACTCTCAACCTGGTCATACGACTCAAAATCACCATTTGTGATGATTTTTTGTGCTTTATCCATTGCCTTCTGCAGCTCTTGTTGCTTACAGAATTTGAGAGCCTTTTCTTGCACAAAAACACTACCATCGAATGGAGCATCTTGAATCTGTTTGATAGTGTCGATTACTATTTTCAGAGCAAGTTCTTGACTTATCTCTGCTTTAGCAATTTGCTCAAGAGTTTCGAAATTGGGTGTAGTTTGATATTTTGCGTAGTACTCCTTCACCATTTGAACAACAAGTTTGAAATACTTATTGTCAAAGTATGAAGCCTCTAAAACATCAACAATCGACTGGGCGAATTCTTTATCTAAGATGAGTTGGTTTAATAGTTGGAGTTGAAAAGTATTTCCTAGATAATCAAAATTCTTCGTCATAAATCTGCAGTGTATTCAGTAAATATTACCGAGATAGGTCGTAGTCCATGTACTCATACGACAAATTTTCTGTTGAAAAAATGTCAGTAAGTCCTTTCAAAATATTTTTCAAGCTGGGACGTACGTCAACCGTGTATCTTACTTTTGGAGGGTATAATTTTCCGTCAAAAATTCGGTGAAAAATAATTTCATCTGCCATTTTGACATACATGTGAAAGTTCTCGGGACCGTCCGTGTTTGAGGTGTTCAAGATTTCCTGGTCAATGTAAATCGCTTCTTGATTGTCCATCATGTACATGACAGTTTTCATCTTCAAATCATTCACCAAATCTTCCTCAACTTGTTTCATGAAGTAAGCCAAGTCATAGGAGCGACCAGCTTGAGAATTGTAGTTACGAACGTTGAAGAATCGTTGCACTACAATATTGTCGTTGAGTGTCAACAAAAATTCCATTTTGATAAGAGTTTCTTCTTTCATTTTAATTTGTTTTAGATTGATTAAATTGTCTTTTTTCTTTTCTTGTTAATTTTAAAAAGGGTTTCAAAAACTCGACGAACGCTTCATCGGTTTTGGGTAGATATTTGAAGAAGCCATCTTCCATCATCATCATAATTATTGTCTTTCTCTCTCTCCCTTCGGGGTCCAGAGATTCCGAATAATATTGCTCAACAACTTCTTTAGCTTCTTCGGAAATCAGTGGATTGTTTAAATCCATGATTTTTTGATTGATTACGTAGAATTCATTTCCTAATTCACCATCTTTAGTTAAACCACTTAAAATATTTTTTAAAACTTTTTGTTTTGGATTTTCTTCAACTAACGTTTTTGTTCTTGTTAAAATATCCGAAACTAAAGTGATATTTTCAAGTACCTCAGGGAAAATTTTGAAAAAAGTCTTTTCTCCAAGACGACTAATTCCTTGGATATTATCGCTTTGGTCTCCTAAAAAAATTTTTGCAGTTAAGATATTCCGATGAGGAATGTAGTAGTCGCCAAACTTAACTAAATCACCATTGGAATAGGTGTATTTTTGTAATGGAGAATACAATGAAGTTTTTTCATCAATTAATTGCAATAAGTCTTTGTCTGAAGAAAAAATTGTTTTGACTTCATCGGTTGCAATACTACAATAGTATGCAATTAAGTCATCAGACTCATTGTTCTCCAATTCGATTTGACGAACAAAAATTTCTTCTAAATATTGTTTAACACGGTACTTTTGAGAATAATATGACTCGAGTTTCTCATCTGTCATGTTATTTTTTCTATTTAACTTGTAGGCAGGATATAACTCACGTCTAGTTTTGGAGTTATGTTTTCCATCCCAAAAGACCACAATTTTGTCGTACTCATTGTCCAACAATTGTTTCCTGAGTGTGTTGAGAAAGTGGAAGATTCCACCGATGTGGTTTCCCTCAACAAACAAATCTCGGACTCCATGGAATCCAATTTTGAATAAATTATCTCCATCAACTAATAGAGTTTTCAATTAATTTTTTTTAATTTGTTCTACAAAAAGAAAATGACTGATTAAGCCGGAACTTAACCAGTTCATTTTCAAAATAAACGTTTCTCTA